TGACCGGCCACCCAGGTGGCCGACTACCAGCCACGACCAACCACCTACTACGACCACCCACCTGGTTGAGCACACCGCCAACCCACCGACCGCGCGCGAGCCCGCCGACGAACCCGACCGGCCCCCGCTGCCGCCCCGATGCGCCCACGGCTCCCGGCTGTCCTGGCGCGGCGACGGCACCATCTCGTGCGCCTTCTGCCGCCGCGGCATCCCCGCCACCGCCCCGTCGCCGCCTGGAGGTGACCCGCCATGGCCACCCGAGCCCTACCCGACGCCCACTGCCGCCGCGAACACTGCCCCTGCGGCCACGACACCCAAACCGGCCACGACGCCGGCTGCTACCGCGGATGGGTCGACCGCGTCGTCCTCGACGCCGACTACGGCGCGCTCAAAACCGTCACCCGCCCCTGCAGCATCTGCCGCCCCGAACAGGCACGCCGCCCGGGCGAGTCCCGCCGCCAATGGCACGACCGCCTCCGCCGCCCCATCTGAGGAGAACCCCGCAGCATGAGCACCCCCACGCCGGCGCAACGCGCCCACGACGCCCTGAACATCCTCGCCAAGTGGCGGACGCTGTTCGCCGGCTGGCAGCTCGGCACCCGCCCCAAGGGCGACCCCGAATGCGACGCCGTCAGCGACCACCGCGAGGTCACGATCCTGCTCCGCGCCGAGGTCAGTGCCCTCGTCGGCCTGCTCGTCGAGAAGGGCCTGGCCACCGACGAGGACTGGTTCGCGGCGCTGGAACGCGAGGCCAAGCAGCTCAACGTCGCCTACGAGCAGCGCTTCCCCGGCGTCACTGCCTGGACCGGTGGCCTGAACCTCGACAAGCGGGTCCTGCCCTGGATGAAGGGCTGGAAGCCGTGAGCAACACCGACCGCCAGATCGCGGAGCGGGCCGCGGGGAACGTCATCCGAGCGGCCGTCCAGCGCGCCCGCCACGACGACCGGCTGTACGCCGACATCCAGTCCGAGCTGGCCCTGTCCGGCGTCATCACTGACGAGCGGTTCGAGGTTGCGCTTGAGCGGGCCATGTCGGCCACGGTCTCCGTGTACTGGGCGGACGGCGAGCCGGCCGCCGACAGTGGGCCGTCCGGCGCCCAAGCGCTGCGCGACTTCGCCGACCTGATCGACCGAGGACCGACGTTCCCCCTGCCGCCGTCGATCTTCTCCGAGATGGCCCGGGAACGGGCAGCGGACCTGGAGCCCGCTCGGTCGTACCGCGACAACCAGGAGCCCACCAGTGGCTGAGCCGACCTCCAACAACGCGATCTGGGTCCGCTCCGACCTCGCGCCCGACGGCAAGACGTACATCCTGAGCATCGAGTGGGGCGCCGACCGGTCATTCGTCCCCACCAACCCGCTCGCCTACGCCCTGGCCGCGCTGCGGGCCGCCGAGTACGCCGCCTACGATGCCGCTGTCCTCGCCCAGATGACCCCGGCCATGAAGGGCAACCAGCGGCTCGCCCTCTCGATCGTCGCGGACCTACGCGCCGACCGTCCGCCGATCAGCGACGAGGCGACTGCCCCGCTGACGTTCACGCCGATCGTGTCCGGCCGCAACAGCCGCCCATACGTGCTGGTGCACGGCGCCGACGGCAAGCCGGTCACCCAGTGGACACCGGCCGACGTCCGCCACCACGTCGAGGGCGTACTGGCCGCGCTGGCTGTGGTCGACCTCGACGCCGCATACCGGCGCTACCTCGTCGGCTCGCTGACCCTCGACCATGCCAAGGCCTCGGGCGTCATCAACGCCCTCGCCGACTACCGCCACCACGACGAGGAGCCCACCGATGGCCGGCAGTGAGCTGTGTCCGATGCCCCGCTGTGCGAACTCCCGACTGCCACGGAGGTGGAAGTGAAGCCGATCGACCGCGTGATGGACGTCTGCTGGTGGGTGTCCTCGCTGACCCTGATCGTTGTCCTGCTGACCTGGGTGGTGGTGGATGGCTGACCGCCCCCATCTGACCGACATCCGCGTCGAGGGCCACTGCGACCGGTGCGACGGCCCCGCCGAAGCCACCCCGGACGGCGCCCGCTGGTGGCACCTCGGCGAACACGACCGATGCGCCGCCCTCGCCGGTGACCCGCCCCGCTTCGCCCGCCGCCGCCGCCGCACCGCCCGCCGCACCGGCGACCTCGGCCAGCTACCCGAGCGCCTGGTCGACGTCGACGACGCCCTCACCGTGCTCGCCCAGCTCGGCCCGGTCCTGTACGAAGTGCTGCAACCCGGTCCGCACGCCCGCACCTACACCCGGCTTGCCGGCGGGCAGACCGAGACCGCGCCGCGCTGCGACTCCTGCGGCGGCCCCCGCCGGTGGCGCGCACCCACCTGGACACCCGGCGGCGACCTGACGCTGTTCGCCGCTCCGGAGCAGCTCTACGTCAACGCCGGCCATCTCAACGCCCTGTCCGGTGTGGAGCGCCTCGCCGCGTACTGCCCCCGCTGCGACGCCGACGCCACCACGCTGCCGCCCTCACCCGCCCCGATCGACACCGCCGTATCCGATGTAATCGCCGACGTCGACCTGGTCCTCGCCGACGCCATCCGGCGCCTGTGCGACGCCCGCCGCCCCCGCTGGCCCGTCCTGGCTGACCTCGGCTACCGGGTCGACGCCGTCGAGGAGCTGCGCGCGCTGCTGTCCCTCGGCGGCCATCCCACCGTGGTGGACCGCGTCGCCGGCGAGCTACTCACCGCGGCCCGCGCCGTCCGCGCCGTCCTGCGCGACCGCGAACCCATCGTGCGCATCCCCGCCCGCTGCCCCTGGTGCCACACCCAGGCCCTCGTCATGTGGCCCGAACGGGGCCCCACCAACCGACACAACGTCGCCGGGATCGTCGAGTGCACCTACGCCGAGTGCGAATGCGAGCAGGACGTCTGCCGCTGCCACCGCCGCGACCACACCGCGCCCGACGGCCACCGCCCCCACGCCGCCTACCGGCACACCTGGACCAACGACGAGTGGCCCTGGCTGTCCCGCCGCATCGACTTCAACCTGTACGACCTCGCCCGCGGGCAAGCGGCATGACCGAACCGATCCGTACCCACGACGCCGCCCAGCTCGTCGGGCGGCGCCCGGTGACCATCCGCCGCTGGATCAGCAAGGGGTGGCTACGTCCGATCGGGCGCTCCGGCCGGCAAACCCTCCTCGACCGCACCGCGGTCCTCACCGTCGACGCCACCCTCCACCGTGGCCAGACACCACCCACGTTGACGAGCTGCGATTCGTAGGGAACACTTCCCGTAAGCACCCGTATGTCCACAGCCCGGCCCCTCGCGCCGGGCTTTCGCATGTCCAGGACTCCCACTAAGGCGGGGCGCCACTTCGGTGGTCTCGGGTTGCGTTGCGACGCTGGTAAGACCCCGCCGACCCATGAGAGACGAGGGGGCGGACTCCCTGCCGAGTCCGCCCCCCGTCGCATGCCCCCGTGGAGGTGCCGATGCTCTGTGAGGAACCCCCGCCCGTAGCGGTCGTCCTCGATGACGGACCCCTGGCCGGCACACGCTTCGCCTGGGACCACGGCCGCGTGCCGGCCACCGTGTACGCCGTAGCCGTGCCCGGCGTCGGCTGGGACATCCGCCACGAACAGCCACCGGCCGGCACCACCCGCGTCCACGCCTACACCGTCGACCCGGCCCGCCTACCGGACGCACCGACGGCCCGCTACACCTACGCCGGACAGCAGAGCGTGGCCGTCCGGTGAACCCACTCGACCGCATCGCCGGCGCCCTGCTGACCGGCGCACCCGGCATCAGCCCCACGCTCGACGGCGCCATGGCCACCAGCCCCCTGGACGGCTACACCCCCGAGCAGGTTCACGTCCTGTACTGGCAGCGGCCCACCGCGACCCGCCTGCCCAAGCCGGGCGACCTGGTGGACTACCGGCACGAGTACCACGGCACCACCGAGCTGGCCCGCGTCGTGTCCGTCCACATGGACAACCGCGCCGACCCCAACGTGTGGGAACCCGACGGCCACGGCCATCTCCGCATGCGCCACGACCCCGCCCCCGACGTCGTGATCGAGCTCGAGCACGGCGCCCGGTACACCTGCCGGGAATGCCGCGTCCCCAACACACCCGGCTGGTCCTGGCCGTAGCCGTGCCGCCCCGCCCCTGCCTGGACTGCGGCCGCCTCACCGCCGCCACCCGCTGCACCACCTGTCGGCGTCATCGAGACCGCGCCCGCGGCACCACCACACAGCGCGGCTATGGCGCCGAGCACCAGAACGAACGCGCCGCCGCCCTGGCCGACCTCGCCGCCAACCCCGGCCAACCGTGCCCCATCTGCACGCAGCCCCTGACCACCGATCAGGCGCTCGACCTACACCACCTCACCCAGATCGCCCACGGCGGCAAGACCGGGCCCAGGGCACTGGCACACGCCCCCTGCAACCGCAGGGTCAACGAGCACCGCTGAACCCCACCGGGAGGGGACCAGCATGATCGGCATCGTCGGCACCACCGGACCGGACGGCAAGTACACCGGCAGCTACCTCCTCGGCAGCCAGACCACCGAGATCGTCGGCACCAGCGTCCACGACCCGAACACCACCGACCAGCGACGCCTCGTCGTCGACGTCGAACAGTTCACCGTCAACGGCGACACCGTCACCGTCACCCTGGCCGCTGGCATCTCCCAGCCGGCCAACCTCGGCCTCGCCCCGACCATCGCACCTGCAGGCGCCGGCGTGAAGGTCGGCGCGGTCCTCGCGGCTCACTACGAGATCGCTAGCCCGCTGTAGCCCCCCGGTGGCGGGTCGATTCTTGGGGAGCCGTCACCCTCGGTGACCCCCCCCAACCCCCCTAACCCTCTGTACGGGTCAGGGGCTCCGGATGTCACCGGGGGTGACCGTCACGTGGAGTGAACTTCCACCGTTGAGCCTGAACCCTGGAAGTTGGGAGGTGCTGCGATGGCTGGTCGAGGCCCGGCGCCGAAGGATCCAGCCAAGCGGCGACGTCGCAACGCCGACCCGGTGCCGGAGACCGTCGTGGCGGCTGACGGGGAGCTGCACGGCCCCGATCTGCCGGAGGGCACCGAGTGGCACGAGCGGACTCGGGCGTGGTGGGAGACGTGGCGCCGATCGCCGCAGGCTCAGGCGATGGAGGACACCGACTGGTCGTTCCTCCTGGACACCGCCCTGATGCACCACGCCATGTGGAGCAGGGGGCAGTGGACGCTCGCGGCGGAGGTGCGGCTGCGGGTGGCGAAGTTCGGCGCGACTCCGGAGGACCGGGCGCGGCTGCGGATGCAGATCGGGAAGAACCCGCCGTCGGCAAAGCCCGCCGAGCCGGCACATGCGCCGGTGCGTCGGCTGCGAGCGGTGGAGTAGCGACCGGTGGGCTGGCGCGGGCCGGAGGTGCCGGGCGAGTACCCGACGCTCGGGCATCTGGTCGGCGAGTGGATCGAGGCGTACTGCGTCATCCCGGACGGGCTGCACCAGGGTGAGCCGTTCCGGCTCACCGACGAGATGTGGCGGTTCCTGTTCGGCTTCTACCGGCTCAAGCCGACGGCAGTGCTCGACGAGCGGCGGCCGTCGGCGCCGTTCGCACACCGCGGCGGCCTGCTGATGCGTCCGCAGAAGTGGGGCAAGGGGCCGTTCGCGGCCGCGATCAGCCTGGCGGAGGCGTTCGGACCGGTCCGCTTCGACGGCTGGGACTGCGACGGGGAACCGGTCGGCGCGCCGCATCCGACACCGTGGGTGCAGATCGTGGCCACCTCGGAGGAGCAGACCGACAACACGTGGCTGGCACTGCTGGAGATGGCCCAGCGCGGCCCGGTCGCCGACATCAGCGGTGTGGACCTGGGCGTCACCGACATCAACCTGCCCTCCGGCGGGAAGCTGGAGCCGCGGACGTCCTCGGGGCGGGCGCGCCTGGGGGCGCGGTTGTCGTTCGCGGTCTTCGACGAGACGCACCTGATGGTGCCGTCCAACGGCGGCATCCTGCTGGCCTCGACGATGAAACGGAACATCGGCGGGATGGGCGGCCGGTGGATGGAGACCACCAACGCCTACGACCCGTCGGAGCGCTCCGTCGCGCAGGGCACCCACGAGGGCAAGGCCCGTGACGTGCTGGTGGACTACCGGCCGCCGCTGCGCACCCCGGACCTGTCCGACGACGACGATGCGCTGGACTGCCTGGCGTACGTGTACGGCGACTCGTGGTGGGTGGACCGGGAGCGGGTGTTGGCCGATGCGCGAGACCCGTCGGTGTGCCCCACCACGGCCGACGCGCTGCGCTTCTTCCTGAACATGATCGTCGTCGGCGTGTCCGACGCGGTGGACGCGACACGTTGGGATGCCTGCGCGCGGCCGCGGGACCTCGCTCCAGGCGAGATGATCGCGCTCGGGTTCGACGGTTCCCGGTCGGTGGACTGCACCGCGATCGTCGCCTCGCGCATCTCCGACGGCCGCTGGTTCCACCTCAAGACGTGGGACCCCGCCAAGCACCCGCAGCATCGGGTGCCGCGCGACCAGGTCGACCAGGTGCTCGCCGACGCCTTCGCCGCCTACGACGTGCGGTACCTGTTCATGGACCCCTACCGGTGGCAGGAGTACGCCGACGTGTGGTCGGCGCGCTGGCCGAACCGGGTCGTGGAGTACCCCACCAACGGTGAGCAGCGCATGGACGACGCCATCGTCCGGTTCATCACCGCACTGGCCGGCGACTTCACTCACGACGGCGACCCGACCTTGCGCCAGCACGTCATGGGCGCCGCCCTGCAGAAGGCCCGCCGACGGACACCGCGGCCGGATGAGGACCCGTCGATCCCGCACCACTACCTGCGGATCGTCAAGAAGCGCGACACCGTCCACATCGACACGTTCGTCGCCGGACTGCTCGCCGAGGCCGCCCGTGGCCGGGCGATCGAGGACGGCGCGCTCACCGAGCAGAGCAATCCGTGGGACCACGTCTACTGAGGAGGGTCTGAGTGGCGCGTCGTTGGTGGTGGCCGTTTGCCCGCGAGGAGCGGGCAACGCCGTCGCTGCCCGACGCCCTCAACGAGCGGCGGATGCGCTCGTCCGGCCGGGCGTTCGGGCCGAACGACTCGCTGCAGAAGATCGCCGTGTTCGCGGGGGCCAACCTCATCGCCTCCACCGCGTCGACGATGCCGGTCGACGTGTTCACTGGCGCCGGTGGGACGCGGCGGGAGGTGGAGCCGCCGCCGCTGCTGATCGACCCGGGCGGCGAGGATGAGGGGCTGGAGCCGTGGCTGTGGGAGGTGCTGTTCCACGCGCTGATCCGCGGCAACGCCATCGGGCTGATCGGCGCCCGGGACCGGCTCGGGTTCCCGACGCTCATCGCGTTGCAGCACCCCGACACTGTCGTGGCCCGCTACGACATGAAGACCGGCCGGCCGGTGTGGACTGTGGGCGGCAAGGCGGTGCCGACCGAGGACGTGTGGCACTTCAAGCCGTACCCGATCGCCGGGCGAATCATGGGCCTGTCGCCGCTGGGACTGGCGCTACGCACCATCGGCATCGGCCTGGGCGCCGAGCAGTACGCCAGCGAGTTCTACACCGAGGGCGGACACCCCAGCGCGATCCTGTCCGCCGAGGGCAACCTCGACCAGAAGCAGGCCACCGCCGTCAAGGAAAAGTGGCGTGCGGCGACCAGCGGCGGCCGCGAACCGGTGGTGCTGCCCAAGCAGATCACCTACCAGCCGATCCAGCTCGCCCCGGCTGAGGCTGCCGCGCTGGACGCCATGGGCTGGACGTCGGCGGAGTGCGCCCGCGTCTTCGGCCCGGGCGTGGCCGAGATGCTCGGCTACGACACCGGCGGCAGCATGACCTACGCCAACGTCGAGCAGCGCTCGCTGCACCTGCTGACGTTCGCGCTGAACCCGTGGCTGGTGCGGCTGGAACGGACGCTGTCGGCGCTGCTGCCGCGGCCCCAGTACGTGAAGTTCAACCGCGCCGCGATCCTGTCGACGTCCGTTCTGGACCGGTACAAGGTCCACGAGATCGCGCTGCGCAGCCGCATCACCTACCCGAACGAAGTTCGGGCCACCGAGGACCTTCCGCCGGTGGAGTGGGGCGACGAGCCGCTGCCGCTGATGGGCGTGACCGAGCAGTTCGTGAGCGTTGACGGCGACCAGAAACCCGACGAGGACGACCCCGACCAGGGTGAGGAGCACAAGCCATGACGGACACGAGCGTGCGCGCGACGCCGACGCGTGAGCGGCGGGTGTTCACCGTGCGGACCGAGCTGCGCGCCGCGGCCGACGACACCCTGACGCTGGACGGCTATGCCTGCGTCACCGACTCCCCGTACACGGTGCGGGACTTCCTCGGAGAGTTCACCGAGACCGTCCGGGCCGGCGCGTTCAAGAAGACCCTCGCCGAGAAGGACGACGTCCGGCTGCTGCTCAACCACGACGGCCTGCCGCTCGCCCGCACGAAGTCCGGCACGCTGCAGCTCGACGAGGACTCCACCGGCCTGCACACCGTCGCAGACCTGGAGCCGCGCTCCGGGCTGGTCAATGACATCCGCCTGGCCATGAAGCGCGGCGATCTCGACGAGATGAGTTTCGCGTTCCAGGTCGTGCGGCAGGAATGGAACGGCGACTACACCGAGCGGTGGATCAACGAGGTCAAGCTGTTCGACGTCTCCGTCGTCACCTACCCCGCCAACCCCGCCACGTCGGCCGGCATCCGCTCCGGCGACGCCGAGCAGCTGTCCGACGACGAAGCCCGCGCGCTGCTCGGCCGACTCCAGCAGCGGTTCGCGCCCGGCGTCGATCTGGACGCCGTGGCCCGCCGCAAGCGCGTCGCGGCCGCTCTGTCCCTGTAGAACTTCCCGGCCGAGCGCCGGGCTCTCCGTGAGTACGCCGGACCCCACGCCGGCGGCCCTGATCCGGCCGCCACCTGGGGCACCACCTGCCGCGGCCCGTCACCACCCAACCGCCCAGGAGGCAACCCCATGTCCGTGCTGGACACCCTGCGCGAACGTCGCGCGAAGAAGGTCGAGCGCATCACCGCGCTGGCCGAGATCGAAGACCGCAACCTCACCGAGGACGAGGACGGCGAGTTCCGGTCCCTGACCGGCGATGTGAAGGTGCTCGACGAGCGCATCGCCGAACTCACCGAGATGGACTCCCGCGCCGACACCGCGGCCGAGCAGCGCGCCAAGGTCGGCGTCAAGGGCACCACGGAGCGCGCCACCGGCGGCGCCGTCGTCACCAACGAGTCGCAGGTGTACACCCGCGAGTCCGCCAGCGAGGGCGTGTCGTGGTTCGCCGACGCCTACCGCTCGCACTTCCGCAGCGACCCGGCGGCGCTGGGTCGCCTCCAGCGCTACGCCCAGGAGAACGAGGTCGAGAAGCGCGACGTCGGCACCGGCGCGTTCGGCGCGCTGATCCCGCCGCAGTACCTGATCGACATGTTCGCGCCCATCGCCCGCGCCGGCCGGCCGACGGCCAACGTGGCCGCCAGCCACGAGCTGCCGGACGAGGGCATGACCCTCAACATCCCGCGCGGCACCACCGGCACGGCCACCGCTGTGCAGGCCACGGAGAACACCGGGGTGCAGGAGACCGACTTCGACGAGACCACCCTTGCCGTCCCGGTCGTCACCATCGCCGGCCAGCAGGACATGTCCCGCCAGTCGCTGGAGCGGGGCCGCGGCAACGACGAGATCATCTTCGCCGACCTCGTCGCCGACTACGCCGTCAAGCTGAACGTGCAGCTGATCAGCGGCTCCGGCTCCTCGGGCCAGCACCTGGGCATCCTCAACACGGCCGCCATCAACGCCGTCACCTACACCGACGCCACGCCGACCGTGGCCGAGGTCTACCCGAAGCTGGCCGACGCGCTCCAGCAGATCAACACCAACCGGTTCCTGCCGGCCACGGTGTGGCTGATGCACCCCCGCCGGTGGGGTTGGTTCACCGCCGCGGTGGACTCCACCGGCCGCCCGCTGGTGGGCATCCACGCCCCGATGAACCCGGTCGGTGTCGGCCAGGCCGCCGAGTACGGGCAGGTCGTCGGCGAGATCCTCGGCGTGCCGGTCGTCACCGACGCGTCGATCCCGACGAACCTCGGCGCCGGCACGAACGAGGACGTCATCGTCGGCGCCCGGGCCGCGGACCTGCACTTGTGGGAGCAGAACGGCGGCATGCCCGCGCAGCTGAAGTTCGAGGAGACGCAGGCCGGCAGCCTCACCGTGAAGCTGGTCGTCTACGGCTACTCCGGCTTCACCGCCGGCCGCTACCCGAAGGCGGTCGCCACCATCGGCGGCACCGGCCTCATCACCCCGACGTTCTAACCCCACCTACCACCGCCGGCCCGTGCTTCCTTCGCGGGCCGGCGGCACCGAAGGAGAGTGCTGTGACCGACACGAAGAAGATCACCGACGCGGCCGCCGACGGCGTCATGGCCGCCCTGCTCCAGGAGAAGCAGGCGTACGTGGCGCGTGGCCTGACCGAGCGCGTGGCACAGGTCGACGAGCAGCTCAAGCTGCGTGGCTACCGCGCTGGTCGCGCCACCACCAAGAGCACCGCACCCGTCGAGAAGCGCGCCGACGACAAGTCCGACCAGTAGCGGCACCAGGGGAACAGGGAGCGGCTGATGCAGTGGCCCCTAGCGTCGTTCCCGACGAAGGTGCTGCATGCCCCTCGCGCCTCGGGCGGTCCGAACTACCTCGAAGTGACGGCGTCGGGCACGATCAACACCAAGGGGTCGTGGGAGGAGCTGTTCTCCTCCACCGCTGGCGCGGCGTCGTATCTCACGATCTACCTGCGCAACTTTTCCGGTGGCACCGACACCGCGTCCCTGGTGGACATCGGCATTGGCGCGGCCGGGTCGGAGCAGGTGGTCATGCCAAATCTTCTCGGCGGGTTCCACCACCACCTGTCCGGGTCGGTGCAACTGCCGTTTCACATTCCCTCGGGGGTGCGGGTCGCGGCCCGAGCACAAGCCGCGGTGGCGTCCCGCAACACGGGCCTGTGCATCGACGTGTACGGCGGGGAACCCGCGCCGGGCCTGTCGGTGTTCTCCAAAATGGTCGACTACGGCACCGTGACCGGCACCTCCGGCGGGACTCTGGTCGCACCGAGCGCGGTCGCGGGAACGAAAGGTTCGTGGGTGCAGCTCACGGCCTCGACGTCGACGCGGATCGACGCGCTGATGGTGATGACGCAGGGCTCCACGAGCAACCAGACCGCCGGTATCTACACAGTGGACATCGGCATTGGGGCCGCGGCTTCGGAGACGATCATCGTGCCCGATTACATGGCGCGATTCAGTAGCGGTGAGGAACAGCTTGCGGTTAACCCGCTGATCCCGTTGTCGTTCAACATCCCGTCCGGTGTCAGGCTGGCGGCACGCGCGGCTGCGGACACCGCGCTTATGCAGGACATCGAGGTTGCCGTGTACGGGCTGACGTTCTGAGGAGGCCGGCATGACGTTGACTGTCACAGCCTCAGGGACGCAGTCCGCGACGGTGTCCACTGAGCACACCCTGGCCGGCACGGGCACGCTCACGGCCGGCAAGACATACACGCTGGCGGTGGACTGCAACGCGATGGCCACCGGCGACGAGCTGGAACTGCGCATCAAGACGAAGGTCCTGTCCTCGGGCACCGAGCGGCTGGCGTACATCGCCACATACGCCCACGCACAGGACACCCCGATCAAGGTCAGCATCCCCGTGCCGTGCGCCCAGGCCGCGACCGTGACGTTGAAGCAGACCGCCGGCACCGGCCGCTCGTACGACTGGAACATCACCACCCCCGACTAACCCCGAGGAGGGGTCGTGGCTGACTTCGTGGCGAATATCGCCAAGGGCAAGGTCAAGTACTACGCCGAGCTGCCGGCGACGAATGACGCCCTGATCGTCGTGCTCCTAGAGGCCACCGGCCTGGAAGCCGACGCGACGCTGAAGGACTACGACGACCTCGCCGCGCTGCTCGCCGGCTCGTCGAACGAGCAGACCACGATGGGCCGCAAGACGATCACGTCGGCCACGATCACCGTGGACGACACCAACGAGCGCGTGGACATCGACATCGCCGACCAGACATGGACTGCCGCCACCGGCAACGCTGTCGGCGCACTGCTGATCTGCTACGACCCGGACACCACGACCGGCACCGACTCCACCCTGGTGCCGCTGACCAAACACGACTTCTCGATCACCCCGGACGGCTCGGATGTGACCGCGCAGATCAACGCCGCCGGGTTCTTCCGCGCCTCGTAAGGGGTCGGCATGTCGCTGCTGCGGACTCGTGACCGCACCATCCCGCGCGCGACCGCGGATGTTGTCGCGGTTGGGCTGGCTTCAGAGACCGACACCGCCCAGACGATCAGCCGGGCGAAGTCCCGCACGTCGGGTCTGGCGTCGTCCACCGAGACAGCGCTCGCAATCACCGCGGTGAAGACCCGGGCCGTCGGACTCGCAATCGAGACGGACACCGCACTGTCCGTCGGCCGATCGAAGGCCCGCACCGTAGGGCTGTCCGTCGAGACCGGCACCGCTCAGACCATCACCCGCGCCAAGGCCAAGGCTCTCGGCGTCGCGGCCGAGGCAGACACGGCTCAGGCAGTCGGCGAGGCCAAGGCCAGGCTGCTCGGCGTAGCGCTCGAATCCGACACCGCGACCGCAGTCGGCCGGGCCAAGCTGAAGGCGCTGACCCACGCGGCAGAGGCTGACGCCGCCCAGGCGCTGGCCCGGCTCAAGACCCGCACGGTCGGTCAGCCTGTCGAGACCGATGTGGCGTTGCCGCTCGGCTCCACGATCGTCGTTCCGGTCGGGCAGGCCGTAGAGACGGACACCGCGCCTGGGGTCGCCCGGCTGAAGACGCGGACGCTCGGCACCTCGGTGGAAGCGGACACAGGTAGCGCACTGGCGGCCGCGAAGCAGCGCACGATCGGCCAGGTCGCCGAGCTCGACACGGCGCCGTCGCTGGCACGAACGAAGCTTCGATCGCTTGGCCAAGGCATCGAGACGGATACGGCTCCCGCGCTCGGCCGAACTAAGACCCTCGCCGTGGGGCTGGCCAGCGAGCAGGACGAGGCGTTGCCGCTCGTGGTCGCGCCCCCACCGCCGGGCTTGTTCTCCACGACCGAATCAGGTGCGCGTTTCGCCACCACGGATGCGGCCACCACGTTCACCGCCACCGAGAACGCCGGCAGCTTCGCCACGGCGGCCACTGCCGCAGCGTTCGCCACGACAGCCACGACGGGAGGGTTCTCGTGAGCACCTACGACGTAGGCGACGCCGTCAAGCTCAGCACCACCGTCAAGGACTTCGCCGGCACCCCCACCGACGCCACCGTCGTGCTCACCCTCACCAAGCCCGACGGCACCACATCGACGCCGGCCGTGACCGACGAGGCCGGCACCGGCAACTACAGCTCGACGTTCAACGTCGACCAGGTCGGGACGTGGCTGTACAAGTGGGCGGCGTCCGGCGCCGTCGTTGCCACCGACACCCGCGGGCTCCAGCTCGAGGTGCTCGCCCAGCGCACCTACGTCGCCAGCCTCGCCGACCTGAAGAAGCAGCTCAACATCCAGGCCAGCGTCACCACCCACGACGACGAGCTGCTCGACTACCTGGCCAGCGCGACGGACTTCGTGGAGTGGGCGGTGGAGGGTCCGATGTCGGTGCAGACGTTCACCGAGCGGCTGACGACCCGTTCCTGCCACCTCATCACCACGCACCGGCCGGTGACCGAGATCGTGTCCGTGGCGCCGGTGTACGGCCAGGTCGTCGGCACCGCGCTGAACGCGGCGTACTACCGCATCGACACCGTCGTCGAGGCGATCGAGTTGCTGTCCTACGGCGCCGGCCGCTACCAGGTGACGTACAAGGCGGGCCTCTCGGGCATCCCCGCAGACCGGGGGCTCGCCGGCCGGATCATCGCTCAGCACCTGTGGCAGCTGCAGAACGGCGGCAGCGGCCGACCCTCGCTCAACGACGAGGCGCTGACGATGCTCCCGGGCGCGGCCTACGCCATCCCCAACCGTGCCGCCGAGCTGCTCAAGCGTTCCCAGCTGTACGGGATCGCCTGATGGCCGAAACCCGCATCGCCACCGTCATCGACCACGTCCTGAACCTGGCCCGCACCGACCCCACCCTGGCCGGCAACAAGGAGCTGACGATCCTCGACGGGATGCCCACCACGAACCTGGCGGGCGCCCTGGTGTTGGCCATCGGCTGGGCCGGCGAGGCCGAAGAAGACACCACCGCAGCCACCTCCGGCCAGGTGTGGAAGTACGTCGGCAAGATCGTCTCGCCCACCCGCGAGGAAGAACTGCTCATCCCCGGGTGGCTGTCGGTGTGGCGCGGCGGCGACGACATGAAAGCCCGCCGCGACGAGGCCACCGCGATCCTGCACACCTTCGGCGCGGCTCTGCGCGCCAGCCTGGCCGGCTGGTCCGCGAGCGGTCAGGTCACCTACCTGGAGCTGGCCGACCTGCGGCTCCGGCAGGCACAGACACCCGACGGCGCCTACGCCGCGTACGAGTTCACCATCCGGGCCAAGGCCCTCATCTAGGAGCGAGAGATGCCGCAGATCGCCCGTGTCCGGTTCCTCGGGACCGAGCCCCACGAGGTGCCGCTACTGGGCCGAGTGGTCGAGCCCGAGGAGCTGTGCGCCATGCCCGCCCAGCTGTTGACCGACTACGCCTGGCCCGAGGCGCTGTGGCGCATCGAGGACGACCCCCGGCCGCCGGCCGTCGACGAGCCGGGCGCCGACGAGCAGCCCGGCGAGGAGCCGCCGACGCGGCCCACCACGAGCAGGCGCCGCGCGGCGCGGGATGAGGAGTAGACCATGGGCACCGGTTCCGGCCTGTGTGGACAGCTCGGCTTCGCGCCGGAATCCACCTTCGGCACGTTCGTCGCGTCGACGAAGTTCCTGGAGTTCAACCAGGAGAGCCTCAAGCAGGACAAGACGACCCGGGTCAGCGAAGGCATCCGGGCCTGCGGCCGGGTTGCCCGCGCCGCCCGTCGGGTGGTGACGCGCCGCGCTGCGGCCGGTGACGTTGAGGTCGACGTCGCCTCCCGGACGTTTGGGCTGATCTGGCAGAACCTGCTCGGCACCACGACGCCCGGGCCGACGCAGATCGGCGTCACGCCGCTGTGGCGCCAGATCCACATCCCCGGGGAGTTCACCGGCCGCTCCATGTCGTGGCAGCTCGGCCGGCCGCAGAGCGACGGCGTGGTGAAGGCGTACTCCTACCCCGGCGTGAAGGTGCCGGACTGGGAGCTGTCGTGTGAGGTCGACGGCAACCTGACGCTGAAGCTGTCGCTGGACAGCCGCGCCGAAGACGACGCCCAGTCCCTCGCGGTGGCCTCGTTCGTGACGACCAACGTGGAGATGTTCGGCTTCGAGCAGCTCGCGGTCAACGTCGGCGGCACGGTGAGCACCGCGTCGGGGCTGGCGACGTTGGCGGGCAGCTCGCCGCTGGCCGGCTGTACCGGGTTCACGATCAAGGGTGTGACGCCGCTGGCCACCGACCGGGTGTTCGCCGGCTCCGGTGGGCTCAAGGCCGCGCAGATCGAGAACGGCATGCGGCAGTACACCGTGGACCTCAAGGGCGAGTTCGCCGACAAGACGCAGATCTACGACCGGTTCAAGTCCGACGCCTCCACGCCGCTGGAGTTCGTGTTCACCGGCGCCGTCGACGTCGGCACCAGCAACTTCGCGCAGCTGCGGCTGATGCTGTCGGCGATGAAGTTCGACGAGGGCGTGCCCAACGTCGCCGGCCCCGAGGTGCTGTCCAACGACTCGAAGCTGACGGCCTACGACGACGGCACCAACGCCGTCATCCAGCTCGTGTACGACTCCGTCGACACCACCCTGTAGACCGTGGCTCGTGCTCCCCGGGCGCCGCGGCGTCGCACCTCGCCGCGGATCGCCGACGTCACGATCAGTTCCGATGGGGGACTGGAACGCGTCGTCGCCGCGCTGCACGCCGCCGGGCACGGGCATCTGCGTGCCGACCTGGAAAAGCGCATCAGGCAGCAGGGCTCCCGCACGCTGCGCAAGGTGCGGGCCGCGGTCCGGTCGATCCCCTCCAAGGGCGTGGCGGGCGGCGGGCGGCAGCAGCGCGGCGGCCGTGGCCTGCGCGCCGCAGTTGCTGACGCGACCCGCATCGCCACCCGCACCCGCGGCAAGCGGCCAGGGGTGCGCTTCGAGGTGCGCGTGTCGCGCCTGCCGGTGGAGCAGTGGCGGCTGCCGGCCTACCTCGACCAGCAAGCCCGGTGGCGGCACCCCGTGTACGGCAACGCCGAGGTGTGGGTGCGGCAACGCACCGGCCGGCCGTGGTTCGGCGCCACCATCCGCAGCGACGAACGCCAGTTCGCCGCAGCCGTCCAGCAGGCCCTCCAAGACACAGCGGACAGGATCACACGATGACCGAACCAACCGAGCCCGCCGCCGCCGGCAAGGCGACCAAGCCGGCCAGCACCGTGATGGCGGTGCACCTGGACGAGCAGGACGCCGCCCGGCTCGGCATCCCATGCGAGCCGCTGGAGATCGACATCAAGCGGATCACCTTCGCAGAGGCCCGGTCGGTGAAGAAGCTGACCGGCTTCACCGTCCGGGAGTGGTTCGCCGCCTTCAAGGAGCTGGACCCCGACGCCTTGCAGGCCGTGGCATACCTGGCGATCCGCCGCGGCGGGCACCTCGACATCCGCTACACCGACATCGACGAGTGCAGCCTGCTGTCCACATTCGACCAGGGCGAGAACGAGCCGCCCGCCGAGGTCGATGCCGACGGGGTGCCGGCGCCGGACCCTACCGACGGCGCCCAGCCGCCGACGACGTAGACGCCAAGGCCGAGAAGTACGGGCTGGCCATCGCGCACTACTTCCACATCCGGCCGTGGGAGCTGGACCTGCTGACGTGGGTCGACTTCGAGGCCGCGTGCGCGGCGATCGACCGCATCCAGGACAACGCCAAGAGCGGGGGGTGAAATCGTGGCGCGTAACCGGATGGGCTTCGACGTCGACGCCGACGACAACGCCTCCCGGGTGTTCGACCGCGTCGCGGATACGGCCGAACGCATGGGTGCCCGCCTGGCCGCGGTGTCGCTGATCGGCGCGAAGGTGGCCCTCGGCGCCGGCCTCGCCTCGGCGCTGCCGCAAATCCTCGGCCTGGTCACCGCGATCGCCTCCACCGCACCGGCTGCCGCGATCGCTGTGCCTGCGCTGTTCGGGGTGGTCGGCGCGATCGCCGCGCTCAAGCTCGCCACCTCCGGAGTGGCGGAGGCGTTCGAGGCTGCCGCGTCCGGCGATGCCGAGAAGCTCGCCGAGGCCCTGGGCAAGCTGACGCCGGCAGCCCGCGGGTTCGTCAAGGAGGGCATCGCCCTCATCCCGCAACTGCGTGCCCTCAAGCAGGCCGTGCAGGAGCAGTTTTTCGAGGCGTTCTCCGGCGACCTGACTCGCGTGGCGGACAACCTCCTGCCGCGGATCAGCGCCGGACTGCACGGGATCATCGGCCCACTCGGTGACGCCGTGCACCAGATGGGCGTGTTCCTGTCTGGCGGCGAGGCCGGCGAGCTTCTGTCGTCGATCTTCTCCTCGGTGAACCGTGCGCTGGAGAAGCTCGTCCTCGCCCCGGCCAAGGTCACCCGCGCGTTCCTCCAGATCGGCAAGGCTGCCGGACCCGGCCTGGAGCGGGTCGCCGGTGGTTTGGCCGGCATGATCGACCGGTTCGCTGACGGCGTCGACCGGGTGACCAAGTCCGGCGCCCTCGGGCGATGGATCGACAACGCGCTGGACACCCTCGGCACGCTCGGCCGAATCCTCGGCAACGTCACTCGGGCGATCGCCGGGCTGTTCGGTGCCGCCGACGGTGGGCAGACCCTGCTCGACACCATCGAACGCATCACCGCCGCCATCGCCGGGTTCGTCAACTCCGAACGCGGCCAGCAGATCCTCCAGCGGGTCTTCGACGTGCTGTCCCGCGTCGGCCCTGTGGTCGCCGGTGTGGCCGCGGTGGTGTCGATCGTGACCGCACTCGGGTCGGTGCTGTCGATGGTGGCCACTCCGGTCGGCGCCGTCGTGGCGGTGCTGGCCGTGCTGGGTGCGGTCGCTTACCTGGCCTACACCCGGATTGCGCCGCTGCGGCAGGCCGTCGACGCGACGGCTCGGGTGCTCGGCGGCGCCGCGGTCGGCGCGGTGCGCGACCTGGCCAACTGGATCCGCACCGATCTGATCCCGATGTCCGAGCAGATCGGACAGAAGGTGTCGCCGATCGTGCGGCATCTGGGCCAGATGTGGACGCAGCACGTCGTGCCGGCCATGCAGCGCGTCGCGGACTTCGTGCGCGGCCAGCTGCGGCAGGTTTTCGACCAGATCTCGGCGAGCATCCGCGGCCAGGTGATGCCCGCGATCGACCGACTGACCGCGGCCTACCAGCGCAACAAGCCGCAGATTGACCAGATCGTCCGCGGCGGGGCGCGCATGGTCGAAGGGTTCGCCAAGGTCGCGGCGGTGCTCGGCGGCGCGACAGCGCGGGCGGTAATCGCCTTCGCTGGTGGTGCGTTGATGGCGCTGATCGACGGGGTGTCCATGGCGATCCAGCTCATCAGCGACCTGACGCGGATCCTCAACAGGGTCGTCGGCGCCGCCAAGGCCGCCGGTCAAGCCATCCGTGGCGCCCTGTCGAACCTGCCGTCGCTGCCGTCGTTCGGCATCCCGTTCCTGGCCTCTGGCGGCCCGATCACCGGCCCGGCCATCGTCGGCGAACGCGGCCCGGAACTGTTCGTACCTGGTGTCGCTGGTCGGATCATCCCGAACCACGCCCTCGGCGGGATCGGCGGGGCGATCAACCTGACCGTCAACCTGGTCGCGCCCGACGGCAAGGTGCTGCAGCAGCAGCTGCTGCGGATCAAGGCCCGCAACGGCGGCGCCGCACTGGGGCTGGCGTAGCGCCGTGGCCGTCACGTTCAAGGTCGAGATCGCCTACACGACCCTGCCCACGGTGAACATGGACGCGCAGACCTGGACCGATGTGACGGCCTGCGTGCTCACCACTGGCGACGGGTCGCCGATCGACATCCGCTCCGGCCGCCAGGACGAGTACTCCCGCGTGCAAGCCTCGACGTGTTCGCTCGTGCTGGACAACACCGACGGCCGCTTCACCCCCGGGTATGCATCATCGCCGTACTACCCGAACGTGGAACCGGGCCGGTACCTGCGGGTGACGCTGGACAACAGCGGCCACATCTCCCGCCGGTTCACCGGCATCATCGACGCCTACGACATCGGCGAATGGGCGCAAGCCCCAGCGCACAAGGTCGTCACGGTCACAGCCACCGACCGCCTGGCCCGGTTGAACCGCGGCCCGCTGCGGTCCTGGCCGGAGGAGCAGACGCTGACCTCCGCCCCGTCGGGCTACTGGCCCCTCGGGGAGCCGGAGGGTTCGACCTCGGGTGCGTCGGTGACGGTCCTGCCGCAGTCCTCGCTGGCGGTCACCGCGGTCTCCGGCGGCAAGATCCGGTTCGGCGCCGGGACCGGACCGGGTACCGACGGGCTCACCGCCCCGTCGTTCGAGCCGGTGCTCGACACCTTCGGGCAGGTCGTCGGCTACAGCTACTTGCGAGCAACGCTGGCCGCCGCCCTGAACTACGGCCCGACGTCGGGCACGCCGCTGACGATTTCGTGCTGGTTCTCGGTGCGGTCGGTGCCGTCCAACAGTCAGGGCACCCTCGTCGGGCTGCTCACCGCCGGTTCGTTCGGCGTGCAGATCACGCTCACGGCGGCCGGCTCGATCTACGCCTACATCACCGACGTGCCCGTGGTGAACTTCGCTGACGTCAACGGCCCCGACGTGTCGATCGACCGCACCTACCACGTGGTACTCGTCGCCGTCCCCGGCCAGAGCCTCAAGCTCTACGTGGACGGTGTGTTGTACACCGGCGGCACCTGCCCCACGTTCACGAAGACCGCGAACACGGTCGCGGTCGGGGAGTTCTTCGACGGCGTGATCTCCCACGCCGCCGTGTACACCACCGCGATCCTCCAGGCCGCCGCGCAGGACCAGAACACCGCCGGCACCACGGCGTTCTCCGGCGCTACCGCGGCCACCGTGGTGTCCAAGGTGGCCTCCTACGCCGGCGTTCCCACCAACGACTGGTTCTCCACTTTCGACAGCGGCATGAGCACACTCGGCGTGCTGCCGCTGGTGGGGCAGACACCGCTGTCGGTCATCAACCTGGCCGAGGCTGCCGAGGACGGGCTGGTGTTCTTCCGGGGCGACGGCAGGATGATGTTCCACTCCCGCTCCCGCCGGCTCAACCCGCCCTCGCCCGCGTTCACGTTCGCTGTGGCCAGCGACCACATGGCTGGAGGCCCGGCGTTCCGCATGGACGACCAGGCCCGGCTGGTCAACGACGCCACCGTGGCCCGCACCGGCGGCGGGTCGTTCCGGGTGGTGGACTCGGCCAGCATCACCGCCCGCGGCCAGTACATCAACCCGGCCGAGGAATACCCGTACTCCGACGACAATCAGGCATTCGACCGGGCAACTGCGATTGTCGCCGGATACGCCGCACCGAAAGTGCGAATGCGGCAGCTGTACGCCGAAGTCCTCACATTCGATTCCGGGCAGATCAACAACCTCATTGACCTGGGAATCAACAGCTACATCGCCACATCCGGCCTTTCCTCGGATGCGCCGCCGATTGGCAATCAATGGATTGAGGGGCTGGCGGAATCCATCTCGGTGGACGGAATCAACATCACATTCAACACCAGCCCACAGGTGTGGGCCGGCAGCTTCTGGGTGCTCGGCACCAGCCAGCTCGGCGTCGACACCAAGCTCGCCTACTGAGGGGGACGGATGCCTGTCGGTGCACCACGCACGTGGACCTCCGGCGAGATCGTGACCGCGGCGATGATGAACGCCGAGATCCGCGACCAGACCAACGAGTTCTACACCGGCCAGCCGATGGGTTCCCACTCGCCCGCGTGGACGGGCAGCACGACGAACCCGGTGATCGGCAACGGCGGCATGAACGGCTGGTACGTGCGCCTCGGGAAACAGGTCGACCTGACGATCGGCATGACCATGGGCAGCACCACCACCTTCGGTTCCGGGTTCTGGTCGTGGTCGCTGCCGATCGCCGCCCGGCAGGGTGCGCAGGTCGGCACCGCGCCGGCAGGGCTGTGGACGGCCACCGACAACTCCGCCGGCACCCGGTACCACGGCTCGATGATCCACGGCGCCAACACCGTGTTCGGTATCCACGGCACCGGCGCTACGACGCTGGTGTCCGCTACCGGGCCGATCACGTGGGCGCAGCTGGACACCTTCGTGATGCGACTGCGCTATGACGTCTGACCTCATTGGACGCCGGGTCACAGAAACAGGTGGCATGTGAACGAAATGGCGATGTGGTCGCCACTGCTCAACCTCGGCTTGGCCGGTGTGCTGATCGTGATGTTCGTCCGCGGGATCGTCGTCACGAAGCCGCACGCCGACGACCTTCGTAAGCGGGCGGAGGACGCGGAGAAGCGCGCTGACGTCCTGGCCGAGACGCTGAAGATCGCCGAGAAGAACAACGCCGAGCACCTGGAACAGGGCCGCACGTTCCTCGCCGCGATCGATTCGTTCCGGAAGGGACTGACGACGTGATCTGGAACCCGTTCCGCCGGCGGACGCCACAGTCCACGCCCGAAGCCAGAGAGAAGCTGGCTGAAGCCGAGGCCGCGCTGGTGCGGGCGAAGCGGGCGGAGCGGGAGGCCAAGCAGCAGGCTGCCCTGATGCGTGCCCATCGGGAAGCCAACGGGTTCGGGGAGATGCTGCTGGACGCCTATCGGAGGCACGCGTGATGACCGCCTACCAGGTCGTCTACTGGACGGTCTACGGCACGCTGCTGCTGAGCGGCTTTACGGCGGCCGTCTACTTCCTGTTCAGCTATCGTCCGACGCGGCTGCGGTCCGACCTGGCGCGGAACGCGCGCGGCTGGCCCACCGTCGTCGCCGCTCTGTACGCGCTGTCGCTGCTGTCGTTCGTCACCGCGCTGATCGACGGATCGCTACGCACCCCGCCGTGGTACCGGCAGGCCATCGCCATCTCGTTCCTCGTCGTCATCGACGCCACGGTGTTCAACCTCGTCCGGATGTGGCTGCGCTACCGCCGCGAGAAGCGGCGGGTCGCCCAGTCGCACAACAGCGCGAGATAGGGAGGCACGCTGTGGTCGACACGTACACCCTCGACGAGCTCGACCAGTTCGCGGCGATCGTCCGGGGCTTCGCCACCGGCGGCTGCTGCGACGTCTACGCCGACCTCGACGCGCCGCTGATCGAAGCGCCGGCCGCGCTCCAGGTCGCCGGGCTGGTCAGCCCGACCGGCGGCACGTTCTGGGACCCGTACTACGACCGGCTCGTCACGTGGCGGCCGGCCGGCCCCATCGTCGACTTCGACCGGTTCGTCGACGAGCGCGCCGAGTTCAGCTTGCTGGGCATCCTCGGCGACAACTCGCACTGGAACAAGCCGTACGCCGGCGACCACACCAGCCGCTCCACACACAGCGTCCTGATCAACGGGGTGCGCACCTACCCCGCGGCCGGTTGGGTGTACGCGATCGACATCGGCGCCGCCGACGCCATCCTCGCCGCGCTGCGGGACTGGCTGCTCGCCGAGCTGCACGCCGGCCGCGCCGGCGAGATCAAGTACTTCAACGTGTTGGGCCTGCACTACCACCGCGACGCCGGCTGGGTGCCGACCAGCTCCGGCGACCACCACCTGCACATCAGCATCATGCCCGGCTGGGAAACGAAGCGCTCGACGCTGCTCGCCGATTTCTGGGCGCACCACACCGGACAGACCCCCGAGGAGGACGACATGACCCCAGAGCAGGCCAAGCAGCTCGCCGAGCTGCACGCGTTGAGCACCGAGGGCAAGCGGATCGCCGGCCCGACGCAAACCACTGAGGGCGGCAAGCCGGTGCTGTGGCTGGCCCGCCAGTTCTGGGAGCAGGCCAAGCAGCTCGCCGCGCTCACCTCCGCCGTGTCCACCCTCGCGCAGACCAACGGCCAAGACCCGGCCGCCGTGCTCGCCGCAGTGGAACGCGGCGCGCAGACCGCCGTCGCCGAAGCCCTCGTGCACGGCGCCACCGACCCCACACCCGACACCCCGTAGGAAGGGACACCATGGACCGCGAACCCGTCCTGACCATCGCCGCGATCTCGGCGATCGTCACCGCCGTCATCGCGCTGGCCGTCGCGTTCGGCGCCCCACTGACCGACGACCAGCAGAAGGCTGTCCTGGCCCTGGTCGCTGCGCTGGCGCCGGTCGCCGCCGGCCTGTGGGCCCGCCGCCACGCCTACAGCCCCGCGTCGGTGCGTGCCCTGCGCAGCCAGATGGAGCCGCGGCAGTGAGCGGCCAGCCGACGGTTGGCCGCATCGTCCACTACACGCTCAACGATGGCGACGTCCGCGCGATCGACGTCGCTGGCCGGCGGCACCGCAACTCAGTGACGGCCGGCGACGTGTACCCGGCCGTGGTCGTGCGGACCTTCGGCGGGTCGACCTGCAACCTGCAGGTCCTCCTGGACGGCGAGGGCTCCTACTGGGCCACGAGCCGCGCCGAGGGCGACCAGCCCGGCAACTGGGCGTGGCCGCCGCGCACGTAGCGGATACACCAGCGCCCCGTCTCTCCCATCGCGGGAGGGGCGGGGCGCTTCGTCGTGTCCGGATGATCAGGACATCAGGACAGGGTGACCTCGACGCCGCCGGAGAACGGCGAGTCGTGCAGCTTGAGCCTCACCAGCTTCGCGGTCTTCGGCACATCCCAGACGAGCTTCGCCGACGTTGTGTTGCCGGGGTTGATCTCGTTGAGGAACGCCGCCGAGTTCTCGTTGGCGTAGATCGTCGCGGTGTCATCCACCGCGAGTTCCTGCCCGGCGGCGTTGAAGCTCTTCTGCGAGGAGGAGTGGAACGTCTGTGGTTGGTCGCCGATGTTCTTCACCGTCACGTCCACCACGCAGAAGTGGCCTTGGGCGGTCTTCCCGAACTGGCCGCCGAAGTTCGTGGCGCCGCACTTGGCGGACTTGACCACGAACTCGAACTTGCCGTCCCGGACGGGGGTGCCGATCTTTGCGGCGGCGGCGGGCGCCGGCTGGTCGGGTGCCTTACTGGCGGGCTTCCCGGGCTGCGCGGCTGGTGGGGCGGGGCTGCTGGGTGTTGCTGGGTTCGATGCGGACACCAGTGTGAGGACGCCGCATCCGCCGCAGCAGACGAGCAGGAGCGCGCCGCCGACGATGGCGGCTATGAGGATCTTGTTCACGCCCCGCTTGGCCGGTGGCTGGGGGTACGCCGGCTGTTGCGGCGGTGGGTAGGTCATGCGGGCAGGCTACGCGCGCGCGGGCGCGCCGCGTGACGTGTTGCACACGTATTGTCCGAATGGCTGAGGGCGACTGTCAGGCAGCCGACAGTCAGGACGCCAGCGCGACCGGCTCGATGGAGCGCACACACCGGTCCGCGTCGGCGTGCACCGCAGCTTCGATGAGCCGCACCCCAAGCATGCGCGCCTCGTCTGGGGTGAGCGAGGCGGCGGCACCAGACACACCGAGGTGGATCATCCTGGCGTTGGGGTCGGCGGCGACGGCGTACACGCTGCCAAGGATGTCGGCGGTGAGACCCTCGTTGGTGCGGGTCCAGCGGTAGTAGGTGGCGGGGTTCATGGGCCTCCGTTAGTGAGCTGGCACGGGCCTGGTTGGCAGCAGTCGGACGACGGCCCGGATGGCGTCGGCCGCGGTCTCGTAGCCACGTAGTTGCCGGACGGGTGAGCGCCAGTCGACGCCGGAAGCCCACCTGCCGGAGTCGCGGAGGATGAGGTGTCCGATGTCGCATCCGACGATGCGCAGGCGCCAGAGTTGGCCGGGGCCGGGCCAGATGCGGGGTTCTGCTACCCACCCGGGTGGGAGAGCTGCGGTGATCTGCTGCTCTGGGGTGAGTGGACCGGACCCGGGGTCGGGTGGGGCACCTGAGTTTCCCGGGTCCGGCCACTCGTCCCCCGCGGCCGAACAGCCGGGATCGTCCGGGGCGGGGCGCTCAACCATGCGTAAACGCTAGGGCGCGCTCCGTGCCCGAACCGACACTCGGGGTGTCACCTACACTCGGGGTGTCACTCGATAACGCCGACCGCACGCGCGAGCGGGCGAAGCTCCGCCGACGTCGCAGCGGTCTCCCGGTCCACCAAGTCAGCCACCGTGGTGCGGGCCAGCGAGTTGAGTCGGAGTTCCTCGGGCGACGCATCGAACGCCCGGCGCAGCATCGCCACCGCCCCCACGTCGTTGCGCCGCAGCGCGTAGGAGTTCGCCAAGTCCAGGTGGTGCGTCACTCGACGTTCCACGCTCGCCGCCGCGGACACGTCGGTGCGTTCGGCGATGCGGATCGCGTCGCCGTAGCGGGACAGTTCCCGCTCCACTGATGCCCGGTGTATGGCGACGTTCGTCGGGCCGAACGCTGTGCGGTACGCGTTGGTCTCGCCTGTCGTCCGGGCGGCGTCGGCCGCGACGTCGAGGTGCCGCAGCGCCTCATCTGGCCGTTCCAGCCGCGCCGACTGGATGGCGCACAGCTGGTGGAGCGCGCCGAAGATCGCCAGCAGGTCGCCGCCGTCGGACAGCCGCCGCTCCAACAGCCGTGCCGCGTCCGCTGCGACACTGCGGGACTCCTCGGTGTGGCCCTGCGTGGACAGGATCTGGCCCATGTTCCACGCGGCTGATGCCGCCAGCCCCGGGTCGTCGGCGTCCTCGGCGCAGCGGATCGCGCGCTCAGCGGCCAGCAGTGACAGGTCACGCGCCCCGACGCGCTTCAGGTAGGCGCGCGTCAGCTGGTAGAGCATGCATGCCGCCGGCGACACGGACCGACGGTCGGCCTTCAGGGATGCCGCGGTGAGCGCGATCAGGCCGGGGAGTTCGGACCCGACCCGGGCGTAGCGCCACGGCGTGGGGGCGTGCCACACGTCCCACAGGCCCTCAACCGACCGGCCCAGCTCGTCACCGGGGACGGGGTCGGCGTCGCTGATGACGGTGATCATCGCGTTGCGGATAGCCGACACCGACTCGTGTTCCTGCGGCTCCCTCGGCATCGCCGAGACGGGGCGGCCGACGAGTTGGGAGAGGTCACGCACGCGGAGGATGCGTGCGATCTCCATCCACGACGCCAGCTCCCGCGGCCTTCGTTCGTCGCGTTCGTATTTACGCCACAGGCTGACGCTCTTTCCGTACAAGCCGGCGGCCTGTTCTTGTGTCAGGCCCGCTGCTTCACGCAGCGCCTTGATGCGCTCGCCTGGTGTCATGCCCGCTCGGATTCTGCTCACGGGTGCCCCTCCCGTAGTGCCTACCCGTTCACGGTACGCTGCTACCGCTTCGCCCCAGAGGTTATTCCACTACGGAACTCGACCACGTCACGTAGTAGAGTAACCTCTCATGACTCCCGCTCCCCCACCCGTGTGCGCGGCCATCTACCTGCGAATCAGTCGCGACCAGACCGGCGAGGGCCTCGCCGTCGAGCGGCAACAGGAGGACTGCGAACGCCTCGCCCGCGAACGCGGGTGGACGGTCGTAGAGACCTACACCGACAGCAGCATCTCCGCGTACGTCAAGACCAGGAAGCGCCCGGCCTACGACCGGCTCGTGGCCGACTTCCAGGCGGGCCGGTTCTCGGCGCTGGTGTGCTGGGACCTCGACCGCCTCACCCGCCAACCCCGGCAGCTGGAGGACTGGATCGACGCCGCCGAAGAACGCGGACTCAGGCTGGTCACGGCCAACGGTGAGGCGGACCTGTCCACCGACGGCGGCCGCCTGTACGCCCGCATCAAGGCGGCGGTCGCCAGGGGTGAGATGGAACGCAAGGGCGCCCGGCAGACCCGGGCCCACATTCAACGTGCCGCGCTGGGCCGGCCGCCCCGTGGTGTCCGGGCCACCGGCTACACCCTCAACGGTGAGGTGATCCCGGAGGAGGCCGCTGCGGTCGCGGCGATGTTCCAGGCGTTCGCTGCCGGTGCCAGCCTGAAGGCCATCGCCACCGCGCTCAACGGTGCTGAACCTCCCCGCGGGCCTGGCCTGACCCTCGTCCAGGACGTGCCTCGGATGGTGCCTGCCCTGCCGTCGCGGACCGGCCGGCCGTGGGGCTTCAGCTCCGTCCAGGGAATCCTGCGGAACCCGCGCTACGCCGGCTGGTCCATGCTCCACCGCGAGATCGTGCGCACCGTCACCGGCGAACCTGTGCAGGCCGGGTGGGAGCCGCTCGTCAGCGACGTCCTGTGGTTGCAGGTGCAAGCCAAGCTCGACGATCCGAACCGCAAAACGAACCGAATCGGCACCGCCCGGAAGCACCTCGGGGCCGGCCTGTACCTGTGCGGGATCTGCGACGGCAAGGTGCGGACCCACGGAGCCCGGTACCGGTGCGCCGGGCACATCATGCGTTCCCGCGAACCCATCGACCGGCACGTCCTGCACATCATCCGAGCCCGCCTGGAGGTCGGCGACGTCACTGACCTGCTTGGCGCGCCGGACGACGCACGGGCAGCCGAACTGCGAGAGGGGCTCCACCAGCAACGGGGCAGGATCGCGCGCGCCCGCGCTGACTACGACTCCGAGCTGATCGACGGCGCTCTGTACCGCGACATCAAGACCGACGCGGAGACGAAAATCTCTGCCCTGGAAGCCGAGCGACTGACGATGAGCGGCTCGGAGTGCGCGTCGGTTCTGCTGGCCGCCGACCCGGTGGCCGCATTCGACCATGCGGGCCTGTCGGTGCAGCGTGCGCTCATCGACGCCCTGTGCGTGGTTCGTCTGCATCACCATCCCCGGGGCCGGAAGGCGTTCGATTCGACGACAGTGCAGGTGACGCCCCGCCGCTGACGGCGGGGCGTCGGTCGTCCTACCGCGTGATGGATGCCAGGTTCCTGTCGAACTGGTCCCGCTCACGCCGCACCTGGTGCGCCCGCAGGGCGGTCGCCTCCGATGCCAGCATCACCGCCGCACATGATGCTGTTACCGCGAACGCAACGAGGACCGTGAAGCCCCGCTCGGTTGCTCGGCGCCGTTCGATCATGGCTGCCGCCACGGCCAGCCATCCACCACAGGCCGCCACGGTTGTTCCTAGGGCTACTGTGCCGAGACGCCTGCCTTCGTCATCCATCGGTTCCTCCTTGCGGTTGCCGGTGTGCCCCACCCGACCCCCGCCCGGGCGCGCCAAATCTCACCCGGTGTACGTAGACAACTACCACAAATGACGGTCGCTAACCGGAGAACGAGGGCACCCGTTCAGCCGACGTCGGACGCATCCGAGGGCGGCGGCGTCCGGGCAAGCTCGGCGACGGCGGCCATGATCGCGCGGCGGCGCCATGCCGGGGTGTGGGGGTCGCGCACAATCCGGGCCAGCGCAGCAAGCTCCGGCGGGAGCTCGATCGGCTCGGTCGGTCCAGGACCGGCGGTAGCCCACCCGAGGATGCGCAAAGCCTCCGCCGGATCCAGCCCCAGTTGCTTGTGGAAGGACACCACAACATCGGGGTCCGGCCACACTTCGCCACGGAGCCACCGGTACAACGTCGACACGTCCGGCTCCGTGGTCTGCGCAGCGACGTTCCGGACGGGCGACCCGCGCCGGCCGGCGTTCGCTGCCTCGATGACCTCCTCCATGTACTTCTTGAATTCGCGGAGGCGATCCTTTCGGCTGGACACACTCTGATCGTACGGCCGAGACAGCGGCCGGGTGTCGCGCGGGCGCGACATGTGGCGCGCATGCGACGGCCCTCTAGCAGGGGCTTTGCGTCGAACGTCGCTCATAGCTTGCAACATTAGGCGCCTGGGGGAAATCCGAAACATCATCCGATCGGTTGGGTTGTGGCACGCGCGCCTCGTGGCGTACGGTCGTGGCATGCGTGCAACATCGCGTGGCGCGAATGCCACGGCCGCCCTCACCATTACCGAGGCTGCCGGGCTACTCGGTGTGGACCGGACGACGGTCTACCGGATGATCGAGGACGGCCGACTGACCGCGACAGGACCGGCGCGCCGCCGTCGGGTTGCCGACACCGAAGTTCGGCGGTACCTCGCTGCCCTACATCAGGCAGCGCGCCTCATCCGACCCGCTCGGGAGGAGGCGTCATGACCGACCCGACGCATCCCGACGGCGGCGCCGGTACCGGCCCTTCCGGCCCGGCCGGCCCCCGTCCTGGCGGCCCGCCCGCGCCGCCACGCCTCGGCGAGATCAGTGCAGAGGCCCGCGCGCTGGTGGCCGACTGGCCGCCGCTGACCGACGCCCAACGCGAACTGCTGGTCGCGCTCCTGCGGCCGGCAGTCAAACGCCGCACAGCGGCGCGCCGCTCGGCCGCCTAACGAAAGCGCGGCCGCACCCGATGGCACGGGCCGGCCGCTGGACCCCCACCAGACGACTCACGAAGGAGACGAGAGGGTCATGAACGAGAGTACGGCAGAGCCGTCCGACCAGATGCCGGACACCGTCTACGCGCTGAAGGTCTACGGCCGCGGCACGAACGACATGCACGAGTCCACGCACCTGGACATGGCGTCGGTGGCGGCCACGCTCGCCGAGTTGCAGCTCGGCGACCACGACGAAGTCCGCATCACGAAGAAGGTCGACCACGCCCGCCGCGAGGCCCGGCTACGGATCGCGGCGGTGCGCCGCCTGTGCGTCCTTGCCGAGCAGTACCCCGCCCTGGCGAGCCTGCTCACCCGGGCCATGTACCGGTTCAACTGCCCGATCAGCCACGGCGAGGACCACGCGGCGATCATCGCCGCCGTCCGTGAGGCCGCCGCGAAGTCCGGCATCGCGGTGTCCAACCGCCGCAGCAAAGGCCACGCCGGGGTGTCGCTGGACATGGGCGCGTTCACCGTCGAGGTGTACGACTCGGTCGGCGACTTCGACGCCGAGCTGCTGGCCGAGCTGGGGCCGGAACCGGGCGTGACCGAGTGACCGCCGACGAGCTGGTCCCGGAGGTCGAGATCGTGCGCCGCCGCGACGTGCGCGTCGGCGACGTGATCGTGGTGCACGGGCTGCCGCACCGGGTGCTCGGCGTGACGCTGCAGCCGTGCGTGGGGCCTGCCCACACCGGGCAGCGGTGGACCGCCCGGATCGAGGGCGCCACCGAGGAAGCCAAACGGGCGACCTACCGCAAGCCGTGGGCGGTCGCGCGCTGCCTGTGTCTCGGCGACGAGGCGGAGATCCAGCGCATCACCACGCCGCTGCCGCCGCCCGCCCGCGGCGAGCTGGCCGTCGGCGACAGCGTCACCGTCCAGGCCTTCGGCACCCACCGCCAGGGCACGGTGACCTGGGTCAGCGAGCGCAGCGTGGGGGTCCGCTACCGCAAGAACCACCGCGGCGACATCACCGAGTCGACGTTCGAACCAGCGAAGGTGCACCGCTTCGACGCCCTCCCGGCGGCCGAGCCCGCCGTCGACCCGGCCGGCTTCGTGGTGCGCATCGACGACGCCGGCGAGCCGATCCACACCGAGCAGCTCCTCACCGCCGCCGAGGCCGTCGCCTACGCCGACCGGTTCATCCTCACGGGCACCCAGTCGGTGCACACGATGCCGATCGAGCTCGCGTCATGAGCGCCCCGATGGCGCTTCGCGTCGCCGACACCCTCGCGGCGGCGATCGCCGCGATCGAGAAGCACGGCTGGTGCCAGGGCGAGACGTGGAACGACGCCCGCCAGATGTGCATGTTCGGCAGCGTCACCTTCGCGCTGACCGGCAAGACCGGCGTCGGTCTCGCCGGGATGCTGACCGGGGACCAGAACGCGGTTCATCAGGCCGCCGCCGACGCCCTGTCCGACGCGACGGGCGGCGAGGGCGTGGAGTGGAACGACGCTCCGGAGCGCACGGTCGGCGAGGTGCTCGAGCTGATGCGCCGTGTCGAGGCCGAGCAGCGGGCGGCAGCGTCATGACCGCGCCCACGCTCGCCCCGCCGGCAGCAAGCACCTGCCCGCACACCCCGCCGTGCCCGCCGGCTACCGCCCCGGACCGTGACGCCGCGCACGTGGTCGCCGACCACCACGACCAGGGCTGGATCAGGTTGTGCAACGGCGTGATCGTGTTCGACGACACCGGCGAGACCCTGCCGGACGGACGGTCGGTGCCGGCGCACCGTCCGGAGCCGCTCCACGTCGGCGGTGCGCTGTGACCGCCGAGTTCGTGGTCGGCGAGATCGTCGACATCACCATCCGGGGCGCCCGCATCCACGCGGTCCACGGCGACCCCGACACGAACGCTCTGACCATCGGCATCGAACACGCCGCCTCGTGGACCACGGCGGTCCCGATGGTGGACTCCGTCACCGTCGAGCGGGTCGCGCCGCCGGAGTGGCCGCCGCAGGCCGGTGACCTGTGGCGAGACCGCCGTGGCCTGCTGTGGTTCGCCCGCGAGCTCACCGACGACGACGACGAGCCGGTGGTCGACCTGGTCAGCGTCGACCACGTCAACCTGTACCAGCCGGTCGAGCAGCAGTTCGGGCCCATGGCCATGGTCCGCCGGGAGCAGCCGGACGGCGGTGAGCGGTGATGGCCGAGCTGACCAACGTGCCGCCGGCGCCGGTTGCATGCGCGCTCGGCCTGGCCGTGGATGTCATCGCCCAGTACGAGCTGCCCGAGCCGATGGTGGTCACCGCCTCGGCCGGTCAGCTGCGGGTGGTGCTGCCCAACGGCCGGCCGCAGGACGTCGACCGGTGGGCGGCCGAGCTGCACCTGCTCGGTCCGAAGGCGACCGACGTGCCGGAGCTGCGCAACGGCGAGATGTACCGCCGCTACATCGCCTGGGGCTGGTTCGCCACGACCTACTGGCGGGTCGAGACGCGCGTCTACGACGGCCAGCTGCTGCCGAACGTGGCCGTGGTCGACGCCGCCGACCGCCTCGTCCTCAGTGGAGGCCCGTCGTGAATGCACACGCCTGGGCTGTGATCGCCGCCGCGCTGTTCGTGGTCGTCGTCCGTCTGCTGTGGAACCGCAACCGGCACGCCTACCACCAGCGTCAGGGCGACCGGCACATCGCCCTGGCCTGGAAGTTCGCCAAGAGGTGGTTCTGATGAACACCGCGCACCTCCTCGCGGCCTTCTCGGTCGCCGCCGGCGTCGGCATCACCGGCGTGCTGTACCTCCTCGACCGCGAGAAGGGCACCGACACGCCGACCTGGCTCAGCCGCATCGGCAACGCCTTGGTCCTGGTGGCCGCGCTCGTCGCGCTTCAGCCGCTGTGGTTGGCCGCCGGCGAGCACCACCCAAAGCGCCAGGGAGTGCTGGCTCTGCCCACGGAGGCGACGTCATGACCACCGTTCTGCTGTGGATCGGCCTCGCCGTCGGGCTGTGGCTCGTTGTCCTCGGCCTGTTCGGCATGCTGCTGGCCCTGCTCCGGGCGGCCGCGCTCGGCGACGAGCAGCTCGCCCACCTGGGCGGGCTGAGCGCGGACGAGGCTGCCGGCTTCGACGCCCACGTGGCCAGCACGCCGAATGTCCGCGACCGGCGCGCCGACCTTGCAGACAAGGCCAGCGAGCTGCGCGCGGACGTCGCCGAGATGCACCGCGACATCGAGGAGTTCGAGAACCGCGGCGGCGTGTGGTGAGACTCCGCGACCTCGTGGACGGCTGGCACGGCCTCATCCGGCCAACCCGCCCGCCGCAGACCTACCCGGCACCGGCCGCATCCTCCCCGCGGCCGGCGTCGGTTCCCGAGGCCGCCGCCGGGGTGGGATCCGCCCCCGCCCCGGCGGTGCCGCCGGGCCAGCCTACGGCCCGACCTGAGCTCGACACGTCCCCGCTGCCGTGCATCCTGCCCGGCTGCGAGGAGCTGTCCGATGACGTCGTGCCCGGCTGGTGCTCACCGCAGTGCGAGGCCGCCGACGTGCACGGCGCCGACCTGATCACCCGGGTGTTCGACGCCCACGCCGCTCACATCGAGGCCGGCTACCCGACCGGGGGTCCCACGCTGTGAGCAGCCTGCGGCAGGTCACCACGGCCGACGCCTCCCGCGAGCAGGTGGAGCAGGGGCTGCTGGAGCTGGCCGCCCACGTCCGCGACTACCCCGCTTGCGGCATCGTCGCCGGCTACCTCGCCGCGCTGAACGCACCAGCGCAGGCGTGGGACGACCTGAGCGCTGCCGTTGACCTGCTGTGGCAGCTCAACGAATGGGGCGGCGACCCCTACTTCCTCGCCGACATCCCCCTGTCCGTGCCGTCCTACCGGGCCGAGCAGTCGGCGCGGGAGCAGTTCGAGCAGCAACGCGACGACGCCCTCCGGGCACTGCTGGCTGCCTATCCGAAGGGAACACCTGCGTGAGCACCGAACTGGCCATCCGCAACCTCGACGACCTGGACCGGCTGTCCAAGACGCTGGCCATCTCCAACCTGCTGCCGGTGCCCCTGCGCGGTAAGCCGGCCGATGTGCAGGTGATCCTGCTGTACGGCACGGAGCTGGGGCTGCGCCCCATGCAGGCCCTGCAGGGCATCTACGTCGTGGAGGGCCGCCCGTCACTGGCCGCGCAACTGTGGATCGCCAAGGCCCGCGAACGCGGCCACCAGGTGTACGTGCCGTGCAAGACCTGCGGCCGGCCACCCCAGGAGCACCCCGAGCCCGCAGGCCACAACTACGTGTCCTCCCACACCGACACCGAGTGCACGGTGCGGGCCATCCGAGGCGACACCGGCGAAGCGCACCAGTCCACCTACAAGCTCGACGACGCGATCCGCGCCGGCAAGGTACGGATCCACGAGGGCCGGGTGCTGGCCCGCTCCGCGCAGGGCAAGCCGCTGCCGTGGGAGACCTCCACGAAAGCGATGCTGCTGGCCCGGGCCGCGTCGGCGACGCTGCGGTTCCTGTGCCCTGAGGTCGCCTTCGGCTTCTACGCCGAGGGCGAGCTCGACGAGCCGGAGACCGTCGTCGTGGAAGCCGAACGCATCGACGTGCCCGCCGAGCCGGCGGCCGACCCGGAGCCGGTGGACATCACTGAGCTCGCCGAGGTCGTCGCCGAGTACGAAGGCGGCACGCCGTGACCTCGACCGCCGCGCTGCTGCTGGAGGCGGACAAGCTGCGGCCCCGCTCCCAGCAGATCGAGCCGGGCCTGTCGGAGCTGGGCTCGTGCCGCCGCAAGGTCGGCTACAAGCTGGCGGGCACCCTGCCCGTCAACGCCTCCGGCAACATCCAGGCCGTCATCGGCTCAGCCGTGCACGACCGGGTCGCAGAGATCCTCCGGGCACAAGCCCCACCCGGCTGGCTGGTGGAGCACCGCGTCAGCCTGGCCGGCGTCCCCGGCACGCTGGACCGGTACGAGGCGGACAAGGCACTCGTCGTCGACCTCAAGACCACCAGCACCCGGTGGATGGACCACATCCGTCTCCACGGCCCCGACGACGGACACCTGTGGCAGGTCAACTGCTACGGCGCCGCGCTCGCCCTGGCCGGCCACCCGGTGGCGCGGGTCCGCATCGACTACCTGTGCCGCGACAGCGGCGAGGAGTACCAGTGGCCCGACGAGACCGGTGCCCCGTTCGACGTCCGCCACGTCCGTGACGCCCTGGCATGGCTTGCGCTGGTGCGCGACACCCCGCTGGACATGCTGCCGCGCGACTACGAACCGGACTCGGTGTTCTGCGGTTCCTGCCCCTACGGCGGCCCGGACGGCGGCATCTGCTGGGAGGGTCACATTCCCGGCAAGGACCTACGCACCGTCCTGTACCTGGAGGACCCCGACCTGCCGAAGTGGCTCGGCGACCTGTGGCATGCCCGGCAGGACAAGAAGGACGCCGCCGCACGGGAGTCCCGCGCCAAGGCCGCCCTGACCGCGGTGCACCCCGGCATCCCGAACCAGCCCGTCGGCGCTGACGGCTGGGCCATCGCCTGGTCGACCGCCGACGCGCTGCGTTTCGTCGCCACACCCCACGGGGCTGCCACGTGAAGCGCGGCGAGCCGCTGCGTCGGCTGGCCGCGCTGGCCCGCACCGGCCGTCTGCGGCCCCGCTCGCGCAGGTACGCCGCCGCGATGGTGGAGCGCCGCTCCCTGGTCGCCGAGCTGCTGGCCGAACGGCCCTGGTGTGAGGCCCGCATCCCGAAGGTGTGCACTGGCCGCGCCGTGGACGTCCACGAGCTGCTGCGGCGGTCCCAAGGCGGTTCGATTCTCGACCGGGCGAACTGCGTCACCGTCTGCCGGCGCTGCCACGACTGGATCGGCCACAACCCCACAGCCGCCGTGACCGCAGGCCTGGCCCGGTGGGCAATGCGACCCAACCCAGGACGGGAGGTGCCGGCATGACCGTGCTCACCGTGGAGTACGCCTGCTGGGACCCGGCGATCAACGACCGGGTCGGCGACGTTCACGCCACGGCCTACGACGCCGAGGTGCATCGCGACTTCGCCGCCGGGCACCTGCTCATGGTGCGCGAGCGCGAGGAGGACTGCGCGCCGGGCTGCAACTGCTGCCCCTGGTTCCAGGCCTGCACGATGACCCAGGAGTTCCTGGGCATCCCGATCTCGGTCTGTGGGCAGATGGCCCGCTTCGAGGTGACCACCCGCTGCTTGGTGCACGGCGAGGAGACGCCGGCGGTGTGCGAGGCGCACAGCGGCTTCTACGACGGGGCCGACGCGACGCCGGTGTGGTGCTCGACCTGCACCGGGGACGGCACCAGGACGCAGCTGCGGCTCGTCGGCATCCGGGACCTACTCGCCGGTGAGGTGCCGGCATGACGCCCGTCGTCGTCGGCGTCGACCTGTCGCTGACGTCCACTGGCTACAGCACCGGACACACCACCGAGCAGATCTCGAAGCCGAAGTGGGTGCACGAGCTGCCCGCCGAGCTCGACCGGCTGCGATGGATGCGCAACGAGGTCGCCCTGCGCGTCACGCGGGACCGCCCTGACCTGGTTGTCGTTGAGGTGCCCGCCTACTCCAGCACGAGCGGACACGCCACCGCACGCGGCGGCCTGTTCTGGATGCTGCTGGACCAGCTGGCCGGCTGCGAGCTGCCGGTCGCCCCGGTCATCACGACGTGTCTGAAGAAGTACGCCACGGGCAAGGGGACCGCCGGCAAGGACGACGTCATCCGTGAGGTCAAGGGGCGATTCCCGTGGTTCGCCGGGAAGAACGACGAGGCCGACGCCCTGGTGCTGGCCGCGATGGGCTACGACCACCTTGGTGAGCCGCTGGTCAAGATGCCGGCGACGCACCGCGCTGCGTTGGACAAGGTGGCGTGGCCTGATCTGGCGGGTGCGCGGTGACGCGCATGATCCCGCTGACCGCGCTGGTGCCGCACCCGGACAACCCACCGGCCCGGGTGGCGATCGACGACGACCTCAAGCAGCTCGCCGCCTCGATCCGCGCCCTGGCGCCGATGGAACAGGCCCGGGAGTTCGCCGCAATGGCCGCCGACGGCCTGTCGCAGACGGAGATCGCCCGCCGCACCGGCTACAGCCCCAGCCTGGTCAACGTCCGGCTGATGCTGCTGCAGCTCTCGCCGGCCTCGCAGCGCCTGGTCGAGCAGGGCCGCATGTCGGCCGAGGAGGCGCTGGCCGACATCCGTTCAATGAACGGCCACACGCCGCGCAAGAAGCCGGCCGACACCGGCCACTTCGGATCGTCGCACCCGCTCGCCGGCGCGGCCGCCGACCGGTGCCGTGAGGCCCACGAGCGGCGCCCGGCGCGGCGCCTCGGCCCGGCGTGCGGGCCGTGCTGGGAGGCGACGATCCGCGTCGACGCCGCGGCCGGCGGCTGCCCATGACCGCCGCGGCCGGCGGAGCGCCGCACCCGCACGACCAGCTCGGCGAGGAACTGGCCGAGATCGGCCTGGAGCTGGCCGTCCGGGTCCGCGACGAGGACCCCGAGGCCTACCTGCGGTGGCTGCTGGCCCGGATGCGCGACCGCGGCGATCAGTGGCCGGCGCTGGTCATCGTGCTGGCCGCGCATGTGCCCGTCGACGAGCCGGCCGACAAGCTGCTGGCCTGGCTACGCAGCGACCAGTACGCCGACAGCGAGACGGCTCGGTGGCGGGCCGCGCACGCCGAGTTCCAGCGGTTGCGCTACCAGGGTGTGTCCCGCATGGACATGGACCCGGCCGTGGTCGCTGGCGAGCTCGCCTACCAGGCCGCGTCGCTCGTCGAGCGCGCAGCCCGCCGGAGCGCCGAGCCGTGACGAGGGTGGCCGCCTACCGCTACGCCGACCGCGCCGGCCGCGGCGCGCCCATCCGCTGCTGCACCTGCAGCGCCCTCACCCCGCCGCCCGCAAGGAGCCCCCGATGAGCCGTATCACCGTGGCCACCGCCGACCTACGCCGCGCCCTGGCCGCCGTCGCCCCGCACGCCGCACCCGATGACGCCCCGAGCCTGCACCGGGTCCGGCTCGCCGTCGGCGAGCACAACATCGTCGCCTCGGCCACCAACGGCTACAGCGCCGGCATCGCCCTGGTCTCCGTCGAGGACCACGACGGGGAGCTACTCACCGTCGACCTGTCCCCGACCGACGTCAAGGAAGTCCTCGCCCTGTTCAAGGGCAGCGGCAAGCCAGGCACCGAGGACGAGATCGGCGCCACGCTGCGGCTGGACACCGACACCGAACACTTCCGTGTCACCGACACAGCCGGCCTGTTCGACGGCAAGAGCCTGCAGCTGCCGCGCCAGCCTGTGGCCGACGCCTTCCCGAACCTGCTGCGGGTCGCGCACATCGCCATGACCCGCCGCGAACGCCCCGTCGACGAACGGCTGGTCACCAACGGCCGGCTGCTGGCGCTGTTCCGCGCCGCGTCGGCCGCCTACGCCCGCTCCCTCGCCCTGGAGATGACCGGCCGCAACTCGGTGCTGGTCCTGTCCTGCGGCGAGGACTTCCTCGGCCTGCTCCAGCCGCTGCGCAGCA